ATCGAGCGCCGGAGTTGCGTAAATACTTCCGGTCTGCTCCCTGGCCGTTATCGTCAATCCTTCACCGTTGGCAATACTGGTACACCCAACATGAAGGTACAAATAATCCGGCATCCTACCGTCACGGAGCAATGAAATATTTTGATAGAGAACACTGTCACCTGCAACGCCGGTTAGTGTGTCAATAGCTACGTGATGCAGAATCACCATTTCCTTTTCTTGTGCAAACGAGGAAAAGGCAAGCGTTAAAACGAATGTGAATATGATTAACTTTTTCATTGTTTTAGCTCTCCTTTAGCCATTTGTCACAAGTCTGGTGATGCGAATATTTTTCGTAAGCCATGCTTGCGTCCAGTTGTCAGCCTCAAGCTGAGCATCGGTCGGGCCGCTATTGCCGCTCGTTAAAGTACCAGCCCATTTTATCCCACGAGGATGAATCAGCATATACCGGCGGGTAATAACCTGGGACGTACCACCGCCGTTAGCCAAATCAGGTCTGCGGTAAAGCTCGATTGCAGGCGTTCCGGCATCAAGCGGGACGTTTTCAAAAGCGACTGCACCGGTTCCAAAGATATAGGTATGATATTTAAAGCCGGATGTACTACCGGCAACAACCGTTGCACCATCATCAACAAAAATTCGCTTGCCCATATACATGGGAACAACGTTTGTCATCCCTGGCACAGCTCCGAGCGGGTTTTGCTCAGAAGTCGGAACGAAATCAATCAAATCAAGCCGGCGCAATCTTTGAAACGGCACAGAGTGCATAAAAATACCGGTCAACATTCCAAATTGGTCGCCTAATTTGAAAATCGTATTCTCGATTTCGTTAAACCCGATTTTATTTTCATCAGCCGCGGCCACACCATCTTCAATTGCAATGTCATTCTCAAGCGCTGCAGCTACAGTAGCGTCGCTGAAAGCGCCTGAAAGAATCTTCAAAAGCAATCTTTGCGTTTCTCGTACCCACCAGTTTATATAGCGGTCGATAACAACTTCGAGCGGGTCACTTCCGGCAACATACCGGATTATGTGAGGCACTCGCCAGGCTTTCGCACGGAACAATTTCACAGCTTTATCCTGGTCGGTAGTCATTCCAGTCGGAGTTATTGCGGTATCGGTATCGGTCACAACGCTGGAGCGGGTGGTTGCTGCGGTATCATGCGGTAAATCATCCCAGAATGGCATATCAACCGTGCGCCCGCCCTGAGCCGCGGCCTCGCGGGTTTCCGGCGTACTTGCCATAATTCCAGCCTGCACGAGAGCGTTTTTTGCGACGTTGTTTTCTACAAAGTACTGGCTCGCAAGGGTCGGCTCATAAATCGCGCTAAATGTTATTTCTAAATCAGCCATTTTCTAATTCCTTTTAAATTATTATGAAAACATTTTTTCAAAGAGTTCAGGCTTATCTTTTTTAAGCATAACTTTTTCAGTCAGGCCAAGCTCAGATGCTTTCTTGCCATTATAAAGCATATCACCGCCGTTTGCCTCACCTGGAGGCTTACCGCTCGGAGTATAGGCGTTAAACAATCCCTTGTAATCATCATGCTCTTTCAGCCTTTTTACAACATCGTCAAGACCGCTAAACTTGCCTTCTTCAATTTCAACAAACTTGTCGGCGTGTTTCATAACTTCAGGCAGTAACAAATGAACATAGCCAGGTTTCGCAGGAGCGGCAGACAAAAGGGCAAACTCAGCGGCAGACCTTATCTTAATCTGCTTGATGTTTTTTTCGTAATCGCCCTTTTCTTTTTCCCGGCTCTGCTTTATTTCCTCAAGCGTCTGAGTAACATTTTCACCAGCCTTGACTTTTTCCTGTAGGCCGGTCATATCTTTATCTCTTTGCTCGATTTGCGCTTTAAGAGCTTTTATTTCTTCAAGTTTTTCGCTGAATTTACCGTAAGGAACCCATTTAGTTGGGTCTTTTTCCCCGGTATCTTCAATAAGTTTCTTTGAGGATAAAGCATCAAGCACACCCTGAGTCAAACCATGTTCGTCAAGCTTCCCAAGTATCCCATCGCCTAAAATCTGTTTAAAGTCTAAACTCATTTTATTTAATCCTTTCTGATTGAAGTTTTTTAGCAGGTCTTTCCTGCAAAATTCAGTCTTTCATCTTTCAGCCCTTGAAATACCAAAGAAGGGCAAAATAGCATTTTTAGGCAGGTGCTATCTCCTGCACTTTCTTAATAAATTCCAAAAATCCTTGTTCTAACAGAAACGGAGTCGGTATTAGCGGCAGAATCATAAGCCTTTCGTGAATACTTATAATGACTTGCCGGATTGCTCAAAATGTTTATCGTTTCCCAAACATCCGCACCCGCCGGAGCAGTGAATAAAGTATCCTTTGTTGAAAAACCGTTAACTCCAAAATCAATTCCGCTTATACCAACTGCGTCACGGTTAGTTACGCCTTCACCGCTTGAAATTTCGGTTATTTCGGTAACTACCCTTATCGCTTGCGGAACTCTATACGAATCACCAAGACCCAGGAAACGCGAACCGGTTTTTTTCATGTCAATCGTTCTTACTACGCTATCAGTGACAACGCCGGTAAGCGTATCAAGCCCGGAATTATGAATTTCAACCCATTCCTGATTCTGCCCAAAGCATAAAACCGGCATTAGTAATAAAACAAAAATCTTATTTTTCATTTGTTGCTCCATTTTTTGATATTTTAGATAGCAGACTGTCAATCGTTGTTGCTATTTTAGTGGCTTCATCAATATTGCCGGTATCAATAGCCCTCTGTTTCGCAAGAGCAAGTTGCTGAATAGCAAGAGGAATCTTCCCAATGTCTTCGCCCCCCACATCATCCTTTTCAATTTCCTTAATTTCTTCCTCCGGATTGTCCACCCACGGATGATGTTTTAACTTTGTTTTTCTTGAAATGCTCTTGGATTTTTCAACATCATCTATTTGCTTAGACTCATTCGCAATCATAAACTTGTTAAGCTCTATCTCTATTTCATCGGCATTAAACCCATCATCGCCATTTATCACCATCGCCTTTGAAACAAGCTCAAAAAATTTTCTGATTGCATTATCAATTCGGCGCTCAAGTAATCCTGCTTTTAAGTCGAGAGGAACATACATCCACCTTAAGGCAACTCCAGATGGATCGTTGCCAAGCTTATCTGATTTCGGATTTATGCCCATACCATTAGCGAATATGTTTTCCTCAAGGTTTTTTAATTGCTCCATCCGGCCTTGATGTGGGATTTCTACAGAAAAAAACTGAATTTTTGCCTCGGCATCGCCTGACGTTCCGGCCTTGTGTTTTCTTAGGTTGTGTCTCAATTCAGCACCACTGTCGGTCATACCTGAACCAAATACAAAAACCTCCTGCAAGTCCTCAAAGTTATTCGACAGCACAGACGCAGACCTGTCGTAATCGTCAATGAGAGATTTTATAAATCTCAAATCAGACCAGCATTGAACATTGTTTTTAAGTTCTATGAACGGAACTTCTCCCCAACTGCCCGGCAAATTATCGCCCTGGCTTCCTTCAAGTGAAAAATGCGGCTCACTTGAAACCATGTTAAATTCACCGGCCTCGCCCTCTTCCCATTTCTCTACTCTGTCAGGATGCCACCATTCGGCGTAATACCTGACATCTTCTTTTATTTTCTTAACCGGCTCACGATGTTTATAAACCTGGCCGCCAGTTACAAGGACTTCGCTTTGGCCTGTCTTTACTCTTACAGGATAATATCTGATAAGCTGAACAAGTTTTTTTTGTCTGGATGTTTCATAAACCGGGATTATCTCCTGAGCATCCATAACCATGTAATCGAAAACAGCGCCGTCCCAAAACACGTGAAGCCATTCACGCCCCTTGTTTGAAGCATTCTCCGCCCACGTTATCAGGGTTTCGTGAAAATCCTTACCAACAAAATCCATTATTCTCTGAATAAGCGCTTTGTCTGTATGCGAAAATGTCGGCATTTCTTTGAGCAGGTATGATACTTTCTCCAAAACCAGCCGCCTGTGGAATCCATGCGCAAGGCGATTATTGGCCTTGTTTTTGTCGGTGTACTCTTCTTCGTATTCGTTAAGTGAATCGGGAGATTTTTTTGTAGTTGTGTATTTTCGAAAGTCCTGCTTTAGAATGTCATTCTTAACGCCAAAATAATGGGCGCCGTCAGCCATCTCCCGCTTTTCTTCGGAAATGCGGTCATCTTTAATCAGGTCTTTGAGGATTTCACCATCAGAAAGCCGACCGTTGGCTGCGATTTTGTAATTTACTAAATCTGTAAGCTTAAGCAAAGTTGAACCCGATTTTTTATTAGCTCCGACCTCAAGGGTTCAACTAAGAGATTTTTTTCTTAGGGATAAATTTTTTTGAATCTAATTAGCCAAAATTTCAAATGCAAGGAATTTCTTAGTCCAAGTTTCTAAATAAACTCCAATTTTCAATATATCCATCCGAGGAAACCCATCCCTCTTTAAGCGAGTAAACTCCTACAAAGCCACATTTACAGGTAGCCTGCCCCCAATCCGGGAAACGCCACCCGAATCGCTCGCCAAGTTTATTCCCCTTTTTAAATTCAATTGTCTGGCTATCGGCTTCTGCGCCAAGAGTACGATTACAATTAGGACACCTAATGAAATCACCCATCGATAAGCACCAAAAGCAAAGATAAGATTACGAATATACAATAAGCTGCTATCATAATTTAACCCCAACTTGTTTTAATTGACATTCTTTCTTTTACACCAGTAAGCGCATCAGGCGCATCATCAGCCTGGCCTTTCATTTTCATATTAAAAGACAGCACGTCTCTTGCAAAATCCGGCCATCTGTGTATCCAGTTCTCAGGCATTCTTACAACTTCGAGCACGTTGTTGGATTGAGACCGAATACGCGATTCTTTGTTCTTTTTTTGATGAAATGCCATAACCGATATATGATGTCCAATGGCGGCGCATTCTTTTTTCACGTTTCTTGAGTACGCCCGCCCGCCTGCGTTTGATTCAAAGTCACCGTCTTTAATGTCATTTTCTTTTAGCTTTGATGCAAGCTCCGGCTCTGTCGTTGGTGCGTCCGCTTGAGAATAGTAAACATCAACAACATAGGCTATATCCATATAAACGATATACATTATCGCGCAAACCCAATCGCTACCCTCATCGGCAGAATCAACATAAGCTTTGCGGGCTTCGCATGTTGCCGGAAGTTCGTCGTAAGTCCTTATACCTGTATACAAACACCCTTCAATTGCAACGATCCTTTGCAGGTAATTTGCTGAATGTATCGCCCGGCTTACCGGGTTACTGTTGCGCTCCGCTAAAACCTTGATTCTTTCGTACGCTTCACGTGACAACATTTCCTCACAAAGCATATCTCCATTTTCATCAATAACTGGCTTTGAAAGCACAAACCACTCCCCGGGCTCATCTTTGACCACCCGGCCAATCGGGTCATTCTCAGACCACCGCGTAGCACATATCACCTCAATCGGGATACCGCCGTCACTGCCCTCGGTTCTCGACGCATAGGTTGATACATACCAGGTATAAAGTTTGTCCAGGTGGTTTTCGTTCATGGCTTCTTCGTTATTCTTGACTAAATCGTCAAGTATTTTGATATTGCCGCCCTTACCTGTAAGGCTGCCACCGGGAGATGTTGCCAAAAAACTAAAGTGTTTCCCCTCAAGCGCCCATTTATTGCGGGAGCGGTCGTTTTGCTTTAAAAGAACATCAGGAAATATATCGCTAAAAATTATATCATCCGGAGAGTTCTTCTCTTCCTCGATTTCGGTTCTTACGTACTTTCCGTAATCACCTGATTCGATTTCGTTATAACTCCCGGCAATAATCTTGTTGTTGTTATCTTTACCTAAACACCATGAGACAAAATGAACCAGGGTGCGGGTTTTCCAATGGCGCGGCGGGTAAGATAACGCAATCCGGCGGTATATCTTTCCGCTGCTATCTATCGGTAGTCCATAATAAACATTATTCAGAACGGTACAAAGCTCCTGTAGATGCGGAACCTGATACTTCTCAGAATCTAAATACTGGCAATAGTGCCAAAAAGACCGGCGCGCCAGTTCAATTTGGGTTTTTCTTAACAGGCTTTTTCTTGCCTGTGTCGATAAGGCTACTTGCAAGGTTAATTAAATCCTTTGTGTCAAGTTTCTCAAGTTCTTTTTGAATAGGTTCTTCTTTATAAGTTATAGTACCAGAATGCTCTATATCTTGCCTATCTCGCCATTCCGCAGAACGTCGATTTTTCAACCAGTATATTTGAGCGGTTACGTTCCCCTGCGTTGCCTGCTCATACAGACTGGATATAACTTTTGAATCTGCTTTTAGTTTACCCATTTTTATGGTGTGTAGAAATCTTTCATTCTCTTT